CGTCTTCCATTCCCTGCGGCACACCTGCGCCTCGAGGCTGGTGCAGGCGGGGGTGGACCTGATGCGGGTGAAGACCTGGATGGGGCACAAGGCGGTGGCGACGACCTTGATCTATGCCCACCTCGCTCCGCAGTCGCTATCGGACGTTGTGTCACGGTTGGATGAGTGCATCGGAGAGAAAATCTCCTGCGAAATCGGTGACACAATCTGTGGCAGAATTGGCACACTTTCGGCGGGGTGATTGATAATACCCCTCACAAATCAGCCGGCGTGGCGAAATAGGCAGACGCAGCGGATTCAAAAGTCGGTGCGTAGCGTGTAACGGAAGCAAGACAGTTGCAGCGGAATGTGTGCTGGGAGGGCTCCGATGCGGAAATTGGCACACCCTGCCACTTCCGATTCAGAGACATAGGCGGATTCGGAACATCAATGTGACACGGGTTGTGCCAAACACGGCCAGGGAAGGCCGGGAACGGAACCAGGGATGGGAAAGATCAGCCAGCGTGAGCTTGACCTCGAGTCCTACGAGCGGGGCCGCAAGCGGTACTACCGCAACGTCCGAAGGGCGATGGACAAGGGGGTGGAGAGCGAGAGCAACTGGGGGGCTCGGATGGTCGAGAGCGCCATCCTGCCGTTCTCGGACCGCCTCAAGACCGTCATGGAGACCGACACCGGGGTAGGGGCGGTGCTCCTCAAGAGCCTCGGGCTGGCCCCTGAGGTCATGGCGATGATCGCCTTCCAGAGCCTCCTCGACGGGTGCTCCAAGAACAAGACCTTCACCCGGGGCTGCATCGAGGCGGCCAAGGCGGTGCAGGCGGAGGCCATCGCCAAGCTCCTCCGCAAGGAGAGTCCCGAGAAGTTCGAGACCTACAACATGTGGATCCACCTCCGGGGGACCCAGCGCAAGTCCAAGGACATCAAGCGGATCGCCTCCTACACCCACCCGGAGATCGTCGAGAAGTTCGCCTGGACCGACGAGGAGTCCCTCAAGGCCGGCTACGTCCTCGCCATGACCGCCTGCGAGGCCACGGGCCTCCTCGAGCGGGTGACCTACAAGCGGTCCGCACGGCACACCGTCGCCGCCCTGGCGATGACCAAGGAGGCATGGGCCTACGCCCACAAGGCGATGCGCCACGCAGAGACCCTGCGCCCCGTCAAGCTGCCGATGGTCGTGCCTCCCCGCAAGTGGGTCAACCCCGACGACGGCGGCTACGAGCAGGGCCTCGGTGACTCCCTTGTCCGTGGTTCCTCCAAGGTCGCCAAGGCAAGCCACACGAAGGAGGCGATGCCCCTTGTCTATGACGCCATCAACGTCATCCAGCACACCCCCTTCCGGGTGAACCAAGGGGTCCTCGCGGCTGCCCTTGCGCTCATGGAGAGCCGTTCGCCCATCGGTGACCTCGACGTCCATGAGGAGACGCCGATGCCTGAGCGACCGCCCGAGGCTGACCTGAAGACCCGCAACCTCGACCAGTTCCTCACCCTGCGGCGCTACTACATGGACTGCACCCGGATTGCCGAGAACAACCGGAGGATCTCCTCGCGCCGCCTCGGGGTGATCCAGACCATCAACCTCGCCGTGAAGTTCGCCTCAGAGAAGGACCTGCGGTTCTTCCACGCGGCTGCCCTCGACTTCCGTGGGAGGTTCTACTGCCAGGCCACGGGCCTCTCCCACCAGGGCAACGACCTCCAGCGGGGCCTCATCGAGTTCGGCCTCGGGCACCCCGTGCCGCCCAAGAGCGAGGCCATGCAGGCGTGGCTCCGTCACGGTGCCGCCGTGCTCGGCAGGAAGGGCACCCTCGAGGAACGTGCCGGCGTCATGCACTCCATGATCCGCTCCGGGGAGATCGACGCCATCGCCAAGGACCCGCTCTCCACGGTTCACCTCTGGGGCAAGGCCGACGAGCCCTTCTCCTACCTGGCGTGGTGCCTCGACATGCCCTTGGTCCGCGCCGGCAAGCCATCGCACCTGATGGTCGCCGTGGACGGCAGCTGCAACGGACTCCAGGTCCTCAGCCTCCTCCTGAAGGACGAGGTCGGTGCCGCCGCGGTCAACGTCATTCCCTCCGACCGCCCGAGCGACATCTACCAGATGGTCGCTGACCGGACGATGGTTCGCATCCGGGATGCCGCAAGGCTCGGGGAGAACTTCGCCCGTGAGTGGGAGGCCCTCGGGGTCAGCCGCTCGATGGTGAAGCGCCCGGTCATGTGCCTGCCGTACTCGATCAGCCAGCGGTCGGCCATGCTCTACCTGAAGGAGGCGTACCTCGAGAACCACCGGGACGGCCCGTGGATGGACCCGAGCAAGCCCTGCGGGTTCCTCATCCGCAAGGTGTGGCCGAGCATCGGGGAGATCGTGGTGAAGGGCACCCAGTTCCTCGACTGGGCACGGAAGGCAGGGCAGGTCATCGTCAATGCCGGCATCCACCCCATGTGGGTAACCCCGGACGGCTTCACGGTGCAGCAGTCCTACTACTCCTACGAGCCCTCGAAGGTGAAGACCACCCTCGGGAAGCAAGCGCACATTTGGCAGATCCGAAACCAGACCGCCAAGATCGACCGCAGGAAGCACGTCAACGGCATCGTTCCGAACCTCGTCCACAGCCTTGACGCGACGGCTGCACGGATGACGGCGAGACGACTGGTCGCGGCCAAGATCCCGGACATGGCGTTCGTCCACGACTCCTACCTCGTCCACGCCGCGTTCCAGCCGGTGCTTGCCCATGAGCTGCGCGAGGCGTGGATCGACACGTTCGAGGGTGACCCCCTCAAGGACTGGATGCGGCAGATTGAGGCGCAGCTCCCGAAGGGGTTCACGCTCCCGGAGCCCCCGGGCTACGGCAACCTCGACATCACGCAGCTGCGGAACTCAAAGTATTTCTTTGCTTGACCCAATGTCACGGATTGCGGACACTCAATCAAGCGGTACAATGGGAAGCATCCCCCAACCAAGGAAGGAAGGAACAGCATGAAGAGAGCATTTCAGCAGGTCACGACCCCCGCAGGCATCCTCCAGTACCCGGCGCTCATCGAGCCCGACACCCGGTTCGACGCCTCCGGGGTCTTCAAGACCAACATCGTGATCCCCGCCGGCGAGGGAGCCGACGACCTCGAGGAAACCCTGACGAACGCCCGGACCGCGTGGCTTGCCTCATGCGCCAAGGAGTCCGGCGGCAAGAAGGTCAAGGTCAACGAGGCGCTCCCCTGCTCCCGGGACGACGAGAACAACCTGGTCGTCAAGGCGAAGCTCCCGTTCCAGGTGAACACCAAGAGCGGCAAGAGCTGGCAGCAGAAGCCCGCGCTGTTCGACGCCAAGGGCCAGAAGGTTGACACGACCAACCTCCGGATCGGCAGCGGCACCCGTGCCCGCCTCGCGCTTGAGATCAGCACCTACAACCAGCCGGCGACCGGGGCCGGGATCAGCCTCCGCCTCCGCGGGGTGCAGCTCATCGAGGTCGTGGAGCCCAAGGGCAGCAGCGCCGGCGACTTCGGGTTCGGTTCCGAGGAAGGGTTCGTCTCGGAGACCTTCGACAACTTCGAGGATGACCCCAAGCCGGTCAAGGCCGCTGCGGGTGGCAAGAAGGTCAAGGCCCAGGACTTCTGATGGATCCCTTCCGAATCCCGCAGCCTGCCATCGTCAGCTTCAGCGGTGGCAGGACGAGCGGATACATGCTCCGTAGGGTCATCGACGCCTACGGCGGATCTCTTCCGCCAGAGGTGGAGGTCGTCTTCTGCAACACGGGCCGGGAACATCCAGCGACGTACGAGTTCATCGAAGCGGTGTCGAGGAACTGGGGCTGCCCTGTGCGGTGGGTTGAGTGGACACCTGAGCGTCCGTTCGTGCGTGAGGTGTCTCCCCAGTCCGCCGACAGGGAAGGGAAGGTGTTTGCTGGGTTGATCGGGAAGAAGCGGTATCTACCGAACCCGATCACCCGGTTCTGCACCAGCGAGATGAAGGTCCTGGCAGTTCGTCGGTTTTCGAAGCACACCCTCGGATGGGATGCCTGGACGACTGCGGTTGGCATCCGTGCGGATGAGCCTCGGCGTGTCGCCAAGATCAAGGATCACGGCGACGAGGTCAAGGTCTGTCCTTTAGCCCGCGCCGGGGTCACCGCGTCGGAGGTCAACGAGTTCTGGAAGGCATCTGACTTCGACCTCGGGTTCCCTCCTGGCGACAACTCTGCCGGCAACTGCTTCGGGTGTTTCCTCAAGAGCCGAAAGACGCTTGAGCGCCTGATCGCTGAGGATCCGGAACGCATGAAGTGGTGGGTTGGGATGGAGGACTTGGTCGGTGCTCGGTTCAGGAAGGACATCCCCACCTACAAGCAGATGCTCCAGCAGGTCTCGATCCAAGGAGTCCTGTTCGACGGGCCAGACACGGAGGGCATCGCTTGCGGTGCTTGTACTGACTAATGCCCAACAACCGGGAGCGTGGGAAGCGCGGGGAGCGGGATGCCCGGGATGCGATACGCAAGTGCTGGGGAATCCAGTCTGCGTACCGGGCAGCCCAATCCTCCGGTTCCCTCTCGGCTGACCTCGGAGGCACCGGAGACATCCATTGCGAGGTGAAGCTCAGGAAGTCCATCGCGGTCTACGACTTCATCGAGCAGGCAATCCGCGACTGCAAGAACAAGGTTCCCGTCGTGCTGATGCGCCGGGACAGGAGCGACTGGCTCCTGATGATGAGACTCGAGGACACACAAAGGTTCATCCATGCACTACAGCAACTCCTACAAGACCGTCCTGAACCCGCAGCTCGTCCCAGCCGACCCGGAGAAGCCGACGTTCTCGGTTGACGGGGACTCCCTGGTCATCACCTCGGGTGACATCCGGATGACCCTGACGAACAGCGAAGCCTGCTCCCTGAGCACCTTCATCGAGCGTCACCTCGGGAAGTCCTGGTTCAACTCGTTCCTCAGCAAGACCGAGGCACCGACTCCCAAGTCAACCCGCTGCTACGCGGTGGAGGCATGAGTGAAGGTCAAGTACGACGGGCAAGGAACGCTCGTCACCGTCTCCTTCTACATGCGTGAGGAAGACCACCCCTGGGATGCCGGGGTGACGATCCGCAGGACCCGGGCAGGGAAGCCTGGGGTCGGATCGAAGGTGGACGAGAAGTGGCTTCCGGTCCGCAGGTCGGACGCGATTGACCTCTTGCCCCTCATGGGGCAGAACGTCAACGCCGTCTGGTCCCACGGCGAGGCAACCGCAGTCGTCTTCACCGCATGACGGAGTCGTCTCGCTTCATCCGCCATGAGCCTTGCCCGAGCTGTGGATCGAGGAACAACCTCGCCCGCTACTCGGACGGCCATGCCTACTGCTTCGGGTGCCAGCACCATGAGCGGGGCGAGGGTGTTGAACCGCAGCAGCAGAGAGTAGGAAGGATCCCAGGGATGATCGAAGTGGAATACGCAGCCCTCGAGAAGCGTGGGCTGACCGAGGAGACCTGCCGGCTCTGGAACTACGGCATCGGGGAGCACCACGGGAACCCCGTGCAGGTCGCGCTCTACCGGGATGCCTCTGGAGAGGTCGTGGCGCAGAAGCTCCGCACCGCGGACAAGCAGTTCAGGATCCTCGGGGATGCCTCGCGGATGGTCCTGTTCGGCCAGCACCGATTCTCGGGGCAGGGCCGGATGGTCGTGGTGACCGAGGGCGAGATCGACGCCATGAGCCTGAGCCAGGTGCAGGAGCACAAGTGGCCCGTGGTCAGCGTCCCCAACGGTGCCCAGTCGGCACCCAAGGCCATCGCCAAGAGCCTCGACTGGCTCGAAGGATTTGACCGCGTGGTCTTCGCGTTCGACATGGACGAGCCTGGGCAGAAGGCGGCGAAGGAGTGCGCCAAGGTCCTCAGCCCCGGCAAGGCGTTCATCGCGCATCTGCCGGCCAAGGATGCCAACGACTGCATCCGAAGCGGCAAGGCGAAGGAGCTGGTGAACGCCACCTGGATCGCCCCCGCGTACCGCCCGGACGGCATCGTGGCGGCACAGGACATCTGGGAGCGCATCGAGTCCTTCGACGCATCCCCGGGAATCGCCTACCCCTGGGCACCCCTGACCGAGATGCTCCACGGGATCCGCCCGGGTGAGCTCGTCACGGTCACCGCAGGGACCGGGGTGGGCAAGAGCCAGTTCTGCCGTGAGCTGGCCTACCACCTCATCAAGAGCGGAACCCCGGTCGGCTACATCGCCCTCGAGGAATCCGTGGCCCGCACCGCCATCGGCCTGATGAGCCTCGAGGCCAACCGCCGGCTCCACCTCGGGGCCAACAAGGAAGAGCTCAAGGACTCCTTCGACCGGGTCTTCGGGGAGAACAAGGTCTACCTCTACGACCACTTCGGGTCCACCGAGGGGCAGAACCTCCTCGACCGCATCCGCTACATGGGAAAGGGCCTCGGCTGCAAGGCCGTGTTCCTCGACCACATCTCCATCGCCGTGAGCGGTCTCAACGACGGGCAGGGGGACGAGCGACGGATGCTCGATGCCTTGGTGACGAAGCTCCGCACCCTGGTCGAGGAGACCCAGATCACCCTGTTCATGGTCTGCCACCTGAAGCGCGTAGACGGAAGGAGCCATGAGGAGGGAGGCGAGGTAAGCCTGAGCCACCTCCGGTCGAGCCAAGGCATCGCGCAGCTCTCCGATGCGGTGATCGCGCTCGAGCGGAACCAGCAGGGCGAGAACAAGAACCAGACGAGGGTTCGCGTCCTGAAGTGCCGCTACACGGGAGAGACGGGTTCCTGCCTTGCGCTGGAGTACGACAAGGAGACGGGCCGCATGGCCGAGTGCCCGATGTTCGATCCGGCGGAAGACCCGAAAGAAATAGACGGCAATATTCCTTTCTGACCCTTGGATCGCCAAGGATCGTCAATACATTGTCTCTGACATAAGACGGTTGTTTGAAAGGATCAAGGATGATCGCTGACGGCCCCATGTTTCTGGATGGATGCGACGACGCCGTGGTGGGCTGGGCGGTCCGTTGCGGCCAGCCGGCAATCGTCGTCTACGACCACGCCAAGCTCGTCGAGAAGTTCATGGACGACGGCATGACCGAGGAGGAGGCCCATGAGTGGGTCTCGTTCAACATCGAGGGAGCCTGGGTCGGCAAGGGGACGCCGGCGGTCATGTACCGGGGAGATGCGGACGAGGCGCGGGAGGCGCTTGGGGAATGAACCCCGTCATCTTCGACATCGAGACTGACGCCCTCGACGGATACACCCGCATCCACTCCATCGTGGTCCGCGATGCGGTGACCTCAAACATCCTCGCATCGACCTACGAGGCCATCGGGCATGGGGAGTCCCTGCGGATCATGAAGGCTGCCCCGGCCATCGTCGGGCACAACGTCATCAACTTCGACCTCCCCGCCATGCGGAAGGTGCTGGGCTTCGAGACCCAGGCGAAGGTCGTGGACACCCTTGTCCTCTCCCGCCTCTGCTACCCGGACATCCGCAACGACGACTTCAAGCGCACCGAGTTCCCCAAGGATCTCATCGGGAGCCACTCGCTGAAGGCATGGGGCTACCGCCTCGGGCTGCACAAGGACGTCTTCGGGGAGACCGCGGACTGGTCCAGGTGGTCCGAGGAGATGCAGGAGTATTGCGAACAGGACACCGAGGTCACCCGCAAGCTCTGGCACCACCTGGTTCAGCAGGGAATCTCCGACCGTGCCTGGGAACTCGAGCACCAGGTCTCGTCCATCTGCCGTGACATCGAGGTCGCCGGGTGGACCTTCGACATCGAGGGTGCCGAGCGGCTCACCGCGCAACTGCTGACGAAGCGGCTGGAGCTGAAGGAGAGCCTTGTGAAGGTCTTCCCTCCGAAGAAGGAGGTCCTGAAGACCAAGACCAAGACGATCCAGTTCAACCCCGGGAGCCGCCTCGACATCGCCCGCGGCCTGAACGAGCTCTACGGGTGGAAGCCGGTGCTGGTGACTCCCTCGGGACAGCCGCGGATCGACGAGGAGATCCTCTCGGAGCTGAAGTACCCGGAGGCGCAGATGCTCACGGAGTACCTCCTGGTGGTGAAGCGCCTCGGGCAGGTTGCCGAGGGCGAGGAGGCATGGATCAAGCTGACCAAGGGCGGGAAGATCCACGGAAGGATCAACCCGGGCGGGACGGTGACTGGACGGGCTTCCCATGCCCGCCCCAACATGGCGCAGGTGCCTGCGGGGCGGAGCCCCTACGGCAAGGAGTGCCGTGGACTGTTCCTGCCGAGGAAGGGGTGGAGGCTGGTGGGAGCAGACGCATCGGGGCTTGAGCTCCGCTGCCTCTCCCACTACCTCCACTCCTACGACGACGGTGCCTACGGCAAGGCCGTGGTGAGCGGCGACATCCATTGGGAGAACGCCATCGCCTTCGGTCTGGTCCCTGCCGGCACCAAGAGGGACAAGCACGACTCCGGTCATGAGGACCGCCGCAACCAGAGCAAGACTCTGATCTACGCGATGATCTACGGGGCAGGTGACCTGAAGCTCGGCTCGGTGGTCGGTGGGTCGGCCAAGGACGGCAAGCGCCTCCGTGCGTCCTTCGAGAAGAAGGTGGCCGCCTACAAGATGCTCAAGGATGCGGTGGTCTCGGCCTCCCAGCGGGGATACCTGCTCGGCCTCGACGGTCGCCGCCTCCCCGTCCGTTCGCAGCACTCCGCCCTGAACACCCTGCTCCAGTCTGCGGGAGCGGTGGTGATGAAGGCGGCGCTCGTCAGGTTCGTCCAGGAAATGTCTCTGGACGGGCTCGGGTGGGGAAAGGACTACGCAGTCATCGGGTGGATCCATGACGAGTTCCAGATCGAGTGCCGGCCTGAGCTGGCAGAGCGTGTTGGACACGGTGCGGTCTCAGCAATCTCCGGTGCTGGGACAGAGCTCGGGTTCAGGTGTCCCCTCGACGGCGAGTTCCGTGCCGGGTCTTCATGGGCCGAGACTCATTGAGAGGCCCCTGTGGATCGCCTACCTCGCCGGCTACCTCGATGGGGAAGGGTGCTTCACCGTGTGGCACGGGACAACCCCGGCCATCTCGGTCTCCAACACGTTCCCCTACGTCCTCGAGGCGCTCCGCAGGGAGTGGGGCGGCAAGATCAACAGGAAGTCATGCCGGGGGAACCAGCGCAGCGCGTGGGAGTGGAGGGTTTCCGGGGACAGGGCGGTGGACGTCGCCCGCATGGTCTCTCCCTACCTCGTCGAGAAGCGGCTCCAGGCGGAACTGATGACCCAGGCAAGGACATGGCCAAAGGGTTCACGGCAGAGGCAGGAGATCGTCTCCCGCCTCAAGGCACTCAAGCGGATCGACTACGGAAAGGCTCATGGATGACACCCGACCTCACCCTCGTATCGACCACGGAGCTGGTTGACGAGATCAGCCGGCGCGTGGACGCCTTCGTCTTCATCGCGTACCAGGACCGGAGCAAGAAGTCCTACGCGCTCATCACGGAGTTCAAGGGCAGCGCCCTGGAGGTCATCGGCCTCTCCGAGATGCTCAAGGACCGGGTGAAGAAGGTGGTCACCTCCAACGACGAGACCGCCGAGGAGGACGAGTCGTGAAGACCCACATCGTCATCGACGGTGACATCCTGTGCTACACGGCATCGGCATCTGTCGAGAAGGCAATCGACTGGGGTGGCGACTTCTGGACCCTGCACTCCGACCTTGCCGAGGCCAAGAGCCGGGTTGACATCGACATCGTGGAGTTCGTCGAGCGCCTCAACGGCACCTCGTACACCGTCTGCTTTAGCCACCGGGACAACTTCAGGAAGTCCATCTACCCCGAGTACAAGGCCAACCGCAAGGACGTCCGCAAGCCCGTGTGCTTCGCGGCCCTGCGCGAGTACATCCGTGAGTGCTGGCCCTGCGCCACCTGGCCCAACCTCGAGGCCGACGACGTCATGGGGATCATGGCCTCTGACCCCACGAAGAACGTGGTGATTGTCTCCGGGGACAAGGACATGAAGACGATCCCGGGGAAGTGGTTCAACCCAAGCAACCCGGACGCAGGGGTCCTCGAGGTCAGCCGCGAGGAGGCCGACAGGAACCACCTCATCCAGACGCTCACGGGTGACCGCGTGGACGGCTACCCGGGGTGTCCCGGGATCGGCCCTGCCCGTGCAGAGAAGATCGTTGACGGTGGATGGTCCGCCGTCGTGGATGCCTACGTCAAGGCCGGCCTCAACGAGTCCGTGGCCTTGGTGCAGGCGAGGATGGCGTACATCCTTCGCAAGGGTGACTACGTCAGGAAGTCAGGCCGGGTCAAGCTGTGGACCCCCAACAGGAAGGGAAGCAATGTCGAAGCGAAGCAAGCCGGAACGGGTGGGCTACTCCAAGGACAGCAAGCGGCCTGAGATCAAGGCCCCTCGCCGCAACAGGAAGAAGGGATCCAAGTGAACAGCGACCTCCTCTGCGACTCCTGGGTGACGTTCAACCCCAGCTCGTCGGTCACCTTCATCACCATCCCGGGGCAGTACCTCGGTGACGATGGGCACCCCAGCCCGCGCTTCAGCGTCCGTATGAAGGTCGAGGCCAACATCGGGGATCCCACGGTCTCCATGTACTTCCATGCGTTCGACCTGGACAACTCCAGGGAACTCGACCCGTTCCTGCACGTCGAGGTTCCCTTCGAGATGCTCGAGCGGATGACCGAGCTGTTCTCCCGGGTGGTCCCGAAGACCGAGATGGTCGGGGAGTCGGATCTCGCATGAACTCCGAACGCCGGGACTCCTTGGGGTACGAGTGCAGCTGCCACGTCTTCACCGATCCCAAGGAGTCCCTCTGCCGGTTCTGCCTTCCCCGCCGAGAGGAGTGGGAGGACGAGAAGGCGAGGGAGCAGGCCGAGATCGACCTCGAGGCGGATGCACAGGAGCCGAGGTACGAGTTCGTCTACGAGCCCCCGAGGACACCCAAGGGTGACGTGGACTACCGAAAGGAGGTCGAGTGGTGGAAGGGTGATCGGGCCAAGAGGGACATCCTCACCTACTACCCGCTCGACTCCCTGATCCTCATCGACAACCTACTGGCTGCCATAGACAAGGTCAGGGAGGAACGGGACGACGCGCTGCGTCAGGTGGAGCGGCTGTGGGAGGACTGCACACGGTTGATGAACGAACGTAACGAAGCCATGAAGGAACGGGACAAGGCCAGGAGCGAAGCGGCGATGGAACGACTCGCACGACTTGACGAGGAGCTAGGGCTTCAATGACAGAGCACAAGCTTGACGACATGACGATCCGTGGAAGCGATGCCCGGCAGACCTGGGACACCGGAAGCGTCCGGGACAGCCGGGAAGGGAAGGGTCGTTTCGACCTTCTCCCTTGGGAGGTCGTTTGGGCTGACGCCAGGTACATCGAACTGGGATCAAAGCGGTACGGAGACCGGAATTGGGAGAAGGGGCAACCCCTGTCCCGCTACCTCGATTCGGCCTGCCGCCACCTTGCCAAGTACATGATGGGCCACCGGGACGAGCCTCATCTCCTCGCCTGCCGGTGGAACCTCGCGGCCTACCTCTGGACACTCGACCGGATCAAGGAGGGGTCTCTGCCGCGGTCCTTGGACGACCTCGGGGAGGTCAAACAGGCACCTATGGACAGCAATGCAGCCTGACGACGACATCCCGTTGATCCCGCCAGCCCTGGTGGGAGCCCTGAAGAGGCGATTCCCGGTCCCCGTTCCTCGACTTGAGGACGGGGATCGTCACATCTGGCACCGCCTCGGGGCCTGGAGCGTCGTCCAGTACCTCGAACGAATCGTCAAAGAACAGCAGGAGAAACCCAATCGTGTGCAGCCCTAGCATCCCGGCCCCGCCGCCCCCGGCACCTCCCCCGCCGGCTCCCGTGAAGATGGCCGAAGCGGCTTCGGCTCCCCTCTCGGCCCGCCAGAAGCGGCGTTCCGGTCAGTACGGCCTGAACCTCCTGACCATCCCGATGGGCTCGATGCAGTCGGGTGCCCAGATCCCCGGGTCCGGATCCTGAATGTATCCAGCCAAGCAGCTCTGGAACCGCCTTGACGGCGGGCGGACGTCCTACGTTGACCGTGCCCGACGCTGCGCGGAACTGACGCTTCCGTTCACCTACCCCCCGGACGGGGCTGGTCCGGTGACGGCCCTCCCGACCCCCTACAACAGCCTCGGGGCCCGTGGGGTGAACAACCTCGCGGCCAAGCTGCTGCTGTCGCTCTTGCCTCCCAACACCCCGTTCTTCCGGTTCACCCTCAACCGGGAGACGGTTCGGCAGGCCCAGGCGACCCAGCTCCTCAACGAGCTCGACTACGCCTTCTCCGAGATGGAGAAGGAGATGATGGACGAGATCGAGGGGATGCGGCTGCGTCCGGTGCTGTACGAGGCCATGCGCCACCTCCTGATCTCGGGGAACGGGCTGCTGGAGCTGACCCCCAAGGGGAAGTGGAAGTTCCGTGGCCTCGAGTCCTTCGTGGTCGAGCGGGACTCCTCGGACAACCTCCTGACCCTGGTGACCAAGGAATGCGTCTCCACCGACGCCCTCCCGCAGGACCTCAAGGATGCCGTCTACATGGAGCATGGGGACGGGGAGCGGGAAGTGGACGTCTTCACGGTCGTCCAGCGGGGCGAGTCTGGCGGCTTCGACTCATGGCAGGAGGTCTGCGGCAAGGAAGTGGAAGGCTCCCGCACCTCCTACAAGGAGGAGGACCTCCCCTACATCATCCTCCGCTGGAACCGGGTGAGCGGCGAGGACTACGGGCGCGGCCTGGTCGAGGAGTACCTCGGTGACCTGATGAGCCTCGAGAGCCTCACCCGCAGCATCGTCGAGGCAAGCCTCGCGGCCAGCCGGATGCTGTTCCTGGTGAACCCCAACGGGCTGACCTCGGCACGGACCCTCCAGGATGCCCCCAACGGTGCCATCCGCGACGGCGTTGCCGAGGACGTCTCGGTGCTCCAGGTCGAGAAGTACCAAGACTTCCGGGTTGCCCTCGAGACCATGAACGGGATCAAGGAGCGCATCGGCTTCGCGTTCCTCCTGAACACCTCGGTCCAGCGCCCGGGTGAGCGGGTGACGGCCACGGAGATCCGGGCGATGATCTCGGAACTCGAGGCCAGCCTCGGGGGAGTCTTCGCCACCCTGAGCGAGGAACTGAGCCTCCCGCTGGTGAACCTGGTGCTGACCTCGATGCTCAAGCGGAAGAAGCTCCGCAAGCTCCCCAAGGGGATCGTGCGCCCGATCATCGTGACGGGCCTCGACGCCCTCGGTCGTGGGCAGGACCTCCAGAAGCTCGACTTCTTCCTCGCCGGCATCCGGGACAGCCTCGGCCCGCAGGCCATCGCCCAGTACCTCGACGTGCAGGGCTACCTCACTCGCCGTGCGTCGAGCCTCGGGCTGGACCTCAACGGGCTGGTGAAGAGCCAGGAGCAGCTCCAGGCGGAGCAGCAGCAGATGCAGCAGATGGCAATGATGGAGAAGCTCGGGCCGTCCGTCGTTCAGGGCGGTGCCAAGCTGATGTCACAGGGAATGGACCAACAGGGACAAGGAGCAATGGTGAATGCCTGAATCGACGCCTTCGTTCGCAACGGATCAATCAGTCGGCCCCAATGACGCGGCGTATCTCGCCCGCGCAGAGGCGGCAGAGAAGCAAGCGGCTTCGGCCAACGAGCCCGCGGGGGACTTCGGAAACGCAACCTCTCCTTCCGAGGAACAGGATGCCCCGGAGTCTCCCGCCCCGCTTGCCGGCAAGTTCAAGGATGCCAAGGAACTCGAGAAGGCGTACCTCGAGCTCCAGAAGAAGCTCGGCGGCGAGAAGCCTTCCGAGGAGCAGGCGTCCAAGGCCAAGGAGGATGCCTCCAAGGTCGTCGGCCCCGAGGCCCTCGACAACTACGTCCAGGAGTACCGCAAGGACGGCCAGCTCTCCGAGACGTCCTACAAGGCGCTTCAGGACATGGGCTTCGGCAAGGCCGTGGTCGATGCCTACATCGAGGGCCAGCGGGCGGTTGCCGAGAAGCAGGCCGAGACCGTCTACGAGAAGGTCGGCGGACGCGAGGGCTTCACCAAGGTCCTTGAGTGGGCTACCACGGCACTCCCCGCCGAAGAGCAGGAAGCGTTCAACGGCCTCATGGCCTCGGGTGACCTCAAGACCGCCACGTTCGCCGTGAAGAACCTCGCGGCCCGGTACGAGGCGGAGAACCGGAACCCCTCGCGCATCGAGGGCAAGCCCACGGGTGCCCAGGTCGGGTTCCGCTCCAAGGCTGAGATGGTGGCCGCCATGAGTGACCCCAAGTACAAGACCGACGCTGCATTCCGGCAGGACGTGGCCCGGAAGATGGCGATGAGCCAGTTCATCAACGGCTGATGCGCCCCGTCATCCTCGCGGTCCTCCTGCTGGCCGGGTGCAACCCGGTGCAGCGGATCGCGGTCAACACCAACGCCATCCGTGAGGAGGCTCAGGCGCTCTCCGTCCACGGTGCCGAGGTCGGTGACCCGGTGGTGGTCAAGGGTGCCTCGAGGATCGACGAGCTGGCCGCAGGGATCCACAAGGAACTCCCCAACGTCCAGAACAAGCCCTCGGACCTGATGGACCTCCTCAAGTGGGGAGCCATCGCAGCGGTGCTGGTGGCCGTGGTGGTGATCCTGGCCCAGACCGGGATCGGTTCCGGGATCAAGGCGGTCATCGGGTGGATCCCGAGGAAGACCAAGGCTGACGCGACCCTGGCCGCGTCGGTCATGTCTGAACAGAAGCCAGAGACCATCCGTGAGTGGGTGGCGGCCAAGAGGGCCTCCGATCCACTCTGGGACAAAGCCTTCCAAGAGGCTCAGAAGGAGATGAAGTGATGCTGAACGACATCGTGCTTGCCGCCGGGATCCTGTTCGCAGGTGCCGTGATCGGCTACTGGCTGTGCAAGAGCAAGAAGCTGAACTTCTGAGAAGGACAGTTTCGGCAGCAAAGTGGAAGTTTAGGTTCCACTTCCTGTTGCTTTCGGTTGCCGACAGTTAGCAGTTTGGCTAACGAACGGCAAACAGAGACAACCAAGGCCGGCTCCGGGGAAACCCGGGGTCGGTGATTCAACGCTTCCTCCATGTTCCGGCAGGACATGGTGGATGAGGTCCGGGGACTGACCACCCGCATCCGCTGAGGCCCCCTGCGGGGGACACCCTCGCGTCGATGCCGGCGGTCACACGGGCTGACCCGTACTGCCAACGCATTCACGACACAAGGAGCCATCACAATGGCTAATGATTTTGACTTCACAGGGAGCCGGTCTGGCTCAAACAACGGAGCCACCGACAAGCGCGAGCTGTTCCTCAAGGTGTTCAGCGGCGAGGTCCTCTCCAACTACGAGACCAAGCTCGTTCTGACTCCCCTCGTCCGCAGCCGCACCATCGCGGCAGGCAAGTCCGCCACGTTCCCGATCTACGGCAAGGCGACCGCCAAGTGGCACACGCCCGGCCAGAACATCCTCGAGGCCGCCTCGGGCTACCTGAGCGACTTCAAGTTCGGTGAGCGGGTCATCAACCTCGACAACATGCTCACGGCCAACACCATGATCCATGACGTCGATGAGCTGATGAACCATTGGGACGTCCGTGGTCCCATCGCCACCGAGCTCGGCTACTCGCTGGCCCGTGCGATGGACGGTATGGCGATGCGTACCATGATTGCCGCAAGTCGGGCCACGAACCCGATCTCGAACACCTCCGGCAACGGCACCGCCCTCGCCGGCGAGACGATCACCACCGGCACCGCCGGCTCGGTGAGCGGAACGGCAATCGTGGACAAGCTGTTCGAGGCACAGGCGAAGCTCGACAACAAGGATGTCCCGGAGCAGGGTCGCTTCTGCATCCTGCGTCCCGAGCAGTACAACGACCTGCTCGGCGCTGCCGGCACGTCCACCTACGCCTTCCGGTTCTCCTCGGACTTCGGTTCGGGTGTGGGCGACGTCGCCAAGGGCACAGCTGCTCCGATGGAGATCGCCGGGTTCAAGGTGCTCAAGAGCAACCTGTTCCCCCGCGATGCAGGCAGCGAATCTTCGGACGCCCTCTGGGCGGCTGGCGGCGGGTCTCAGGCCAACATCGCCAACGACGTGTTCGGCGCTGACGGCGTGGGCTACGGCCTCGGCGCGGCCAACATCGACTACTGGGGTGTCTGCGGACACGCCGACGCCATCGGCGTCCTCAAGAAGCTCGATGTCTCGACCGAGATGGAGCGCAAGATCGAGTACCAGGGCACCCTGGTCGTCTCGAAGCTCATGGCCGGCTTCGGCGTCCTCCGTCCGGAGTGCGCCATCGGGTTCAAGTGGACCGCCTGATAGCGGCCTGACTACCTAACCAATACCGCCTGTCCGGGGAAACCCGGGCAGGTGGATTCCTCCTTCCCTCCTCCCGGCCTCCCGGGGGTTCGTCCCCCGGGGGGCTATCTAGGAACACCATGATCGAAACCTCACGGCTCCAGGCGGTCAACACGATGCTCACCTGCATCGGGGAATCGCCCGTGTCCAACCTCACGGATGCGGCGACCGCAGACGTCGCCATCGCCCAGCTCATCCTCGACGAGGTCTGCCGTGACCTGATGACCCGGTCGTGGTCTTGGAACACCCTCAAGAAGCAGTCGCTCCAGCCAGACGTCACCAACAAGATCGCCGTGCCTGCCACATGGGTCCGCGTGGATCACCCGACCAAGGACCTTGCCCGCAAGGGTGGCTGGCTCTACGACCGCGAGAACGAGACCGACACCTTCACGGAGACCGTCACGGAGCTCGAGGCCGTGGTCCTCCTCGACTGGGACGAGATGCCCGAGGCTGCCCGGAGGTACTGCATGATCCGTGCAGGCAGGACCCTGGCTGCCCGCATGGTCACCAGCGAGAAGGCCGTTGCGTTCACGGAGCGGGACGAGATGCAGTCGTGGATGACCCTCCGTGAGTTCGAGGCAGAGCAGGCCGATTACAACATCTTCAACAACCAGGACGTGGCCTACAACCTCCGCCGATTCGCCTGATGCTCGTCTCCATCCCGGTATCGAACCTCATCCAGGGGGTCTCCCAGCAGCCCCCGCAGATGCGGCTCCCCTCGCAGCTCCAGGAGCAGGTCAACGGCTACCCCTCGCTGACCGATGGGCTGACCAAGAGGCCCCCGACGAACCACGTCGCCCAGCTTGCGGCCAACGCAGACACCCAGTTCGTCCACTTCATCAACCGGGACTCGGTGGAGCGGTACGTCGTCCGACTGACCAGCAACAGCCTGAAGGTGTTCACCCTCGACGGGGTGGAGAAGAACGTCTACAACGCCCTCACGGGCACCACGGCGTTCACGGTGCCCACCTACCTGAGCACCCCGGCTGACATCCGTGCCATCACGGTGGCCGACTTCACCTTCCTGGTGAACCGGAACACCGCGGTAGCCATGTCCACGGGGAGTGGGACGACCTCGGATGCCATCACCCAGGAAGCCCTCATCACGGTCATTCAGGTCGGCTACCAGACCGACTACACGGTGACGATCAAGGAGGGCAGCGACACCTTTACCTACACGCACACGTCCCCGACGTCCTCGTCTGGAAGCAAACTCAGCACCGAGACGGTTGCTTCCGACCTGGTCTCGAAGATCAACGCCGACACAACCCCTCCCGTACTGTTCCCGAACCAGCCGGCACATGGAATTACGGCCACCCGCTACGGCTCGGTGATCCACCTGAGCCAGGCGGTGACCAACCCGGCAAGCACCTTCACCGTCAAGGTCGCTGACTCTGTAGGAAGCAGCTACATCGTCTGCGCCAAGGGGAAGGTCAGCCGCCTCGCGGACCTCCCCAAGGAAGCCAAGCACGGCTTCAAGATCGAGATCGCGGCAGACGTCGAGGATCCCGAGGCATTCGGCTACTTCGTCAAGTTCACCGCCAACGACGGCGTGGGCGGCACGGGCATCTGGGAGGAGACGGTCGGGTTCAGCACCAAGACCACCCTCGACGCCGAAAAGATGCCATACGTCCTGGTCCGCAGGAGCGACACGAACTTCGCCTGCTACAAGCCTGCATGGGACCAGAGGACCGCCGGGGACGCCACGACTGCCCCGGAGCCATCCTTCGTCGGTCGCAAGATCAAGGACGTGTTCCTCTTCCGGAACCGCCTCGGGTTCATCGCTGACGACAAGGTCATCCTGAGCGAGGCAGGGCAGTACTTCAACTTCTTCCGGACCTCCACCACGATGGTCCTCCCCTCGGACCCCATCGACGTGTCCGTGGGCCACTCCAAGGCAGCCTCGCTCGAGGCGGCAATCCCCTGGGACGAGCGCCTGATCCTGTTCTCGACCCTGACCCAGTTCAGCCTCGGTTCCGGCACGGGCCTCGCGCTCACCCCGGAGACCGTCGAGGTCCTCCCGACCACCGAGTACGAGAACGCATCCGACCTGTGCCGCCCGGAGCCATCGGGACGCTCGATGCTCTTCGTGCAGCGCCGAGGTTCCTACTCGGGCATCCGGGAGTACGTCCGCACCTCGATGGACGAGAAGTACGAGGGCATCGACATCACGGCCAACGTGCCCGCATACCTCGAGGGAACCCCGAGGCAGATCGCCATCTCCACCCACGACGGCACCGGGTTCCTCCGGACCTCCACGGGCTTCTACAACTACAAGTGGTTCGTCAACGGGAACGAGAAGATCCAGTCCGCTTGGAGCAAGTGGGACATCGGCACGGGTGCCGTGGTTCAGGGCATGGAGTGGTTCGACCAGACCCTCTACGTCGTGGTCACCCGGGCATCCAAGACCTACCTCGAGAAGATCGACTTCTCCGCCCGCTTCGCTGACGCCCCCCTCTCATGGGGTGTCCACCTCGACCGCCGGCTGAAGGTCGTCGCCACGACCACCGGGGCTGCCGCAGGAACCACGAAGATCCCCCTGACCGGCAAGGGCATCGACTACACGGGCCTCAACCCGCAGGTCCTCGTCGTCACCCAGGTCACCGGGGGCAAGTGGACGGTGGTTCCGGCACTCGTCGAGAGCACCTCGGCCACCGAGATCGTCATCACGGGATCCTTCGACGGCAAGGACGTGTGGGTGGGAGTCCCCTACACCATGTCGTTCACCTTCAGCCGCCCATACGTCCGCCAGGGGGACGTCCCGGTGGTCGATGGCCGCCTCCAGCTCACCTACGGAAAGGTGTCCTACGAGGAGACGGGCCACTTCACGGTCGGGGTCACCCCCAAGTACCGGGCCGCCTACTCCTACCCGTTCAACGGCGGGATCCTCGGTGCAGACCTGGTGCAGGGAACCGCGTTCCTCGCCACGGACACCTTCAGGTTCCCCATCCATTGCCGTGCCGAGGATGCCTCGGTCTCCGTCAGCAGTTCCTCCTTCCTCCCATGCCGCTTCCAGAGCGCGGTCATGGAGGGCTCCTTCACCCCGAGAAACAGGCAGATATGAACCCCCATGTGCGTCCCTCGCTCGAGACCGACTGCGAGTGGATCGCGGCCAACCTCCGGGAAGCCGACCGAAGGGAATGCGACCTGTGGGGGCTTGATCCGCTGCATTCGCTGCGGACGGGCCTTGCGTACTCGTTGCAACCGATGTCCATCGTGGGTGCTTCGGGGAAGCCATGCGCCATGTTCGGGGTCACCTTCGGGGAAGCCCCCGACGCGACCATCTGGCTCCTAGGCACGGACGAGATGTTCGACCTGCGGATCTCGTTCCTACGGAAGACGAGCATCTGGCTCGACCATGTCTGCAAGCCCCTGCGCCACGACGGCACCGGGAGCATCACGGGGGTCGGCAACTGGGTCGATCTCCGCAACACCAAGCACACCGCATGGCTGACCTGGGCAGGCTTCAAGAAGGTTGCCTCCCGGGTCACCAACGACATCGACATCGCGTACTTCAGAAAGGCACTCTGAGCAATGTGTCCACCGCTTCTAGCCCCCATCGGCGTAGCCCTCGGCGCGTCCGCAGCCAACGCCGCAGTCGTGGGAACCCTTGCAGCATTCTCCCTCGCGGCTACCGCTGCCAGCGCCGGGCTGTCCTTCGCCGGCCAGAAGCAGGCCGCGGATGCCCAGGAGTACCAGTACAAGGAGGGTCAGCGTCTCGCCAACGAGAACCTGATGCTCCAGTATCAGCAGATGGCGGTACGGCAGCGGGAGGAGCAGATCGCCAAGAGCCAGCAGGTGCAGCAGATCACGGCTGAGGCGCGGAACGCCTTCTCCACCATCGTCACCGAGGCCGGCGAGGCAGGCATCCAGGGGAACACCGTCAACATCCTCATGGGTGAGTTTGAGCGGCAGCAGGGCGAGGCCCTCGCCAACCTGAACCTCAACTACGACTTCAGGAACCGCCAGCTCCAGCTCGAGCAGCTTGGGATGCGTGGGCAGGCCGAGGCAGCCATGATCCGTGCCTACCCGACCCAGGGACAGCCGAGCATCTTCAGCCCCCTCCTCCAGGTGGGTGCGGGTGCCCTGAACACCGTCAACATGTACGGCAACCTCGACCGCATGGGACAGACCGGCGGGTCCAACGTCATCGGACCCTACTCATCCATCTCCTCCCGGCAGTCGTTCACCAACTCGCTCCCGTCCTACTACCGGGTTACCGGAATGGGTCGCTGGTACTAAATGGCAAAGTCGATCACACCGAACGACCTCACGCAGGTCGCCATCCAGCCGTCAGCGTCCCCCATCGCGCTCAACGTCCTCCCGGCACCCGGGCAGCGACTCGCGGGGAACACCCTCCAGCAGGTCGGTGAGTCCCTTGCGGCCTTCAGCCCCGCCCTCCAGGGAATGCTGGCGCAGCGCGTGGACGAGGACAAGCGGCAGCTTGCGGCGATGGGTGCCGCCGTTGACTTCTCCAAGGCGTTCGACGTTCCGATGGACGCTTCCCCCGTGGATCGCCAGGCTGCCCTCAACGACCTCTTCAAGAAGGCCATCGCCAAGCAGGGTGGCCCAGACTCCGCGAACCCGTTCTTCCTGATCGCCGCAAGGCAGAACTTCGGTCGTGCCGTGGGCCTTCGCTACCGCAACGCCCTCGCATCCCTCCAGGCCGAGGCGACCAACCCCGACTCCCCTGCGGCATTCGGGGACATCGCCCGGAAGGCCGCGGAGATGGCCGGGGCATCCGAGGCGACCAAGGACGTCTACGGTGCCTCCGGGTTCGCCTCCGTCGCGCAGGAGGTCAACGCCGAGATGAGCATCCGCTTCCAGGAGGAGCTCAGGAAGCGGCAGGAGTTCGTCAGCACGGAGCGGGCGCAGAACGGCATCGCGGATGCCCTCAAGGTCGCCGCGGCCAACCCGGAGGGATTCAAGATGGAGTCCCCGGTGGGGCAGGCGATGCAGCAGATCATCGACTCCTACCAGCTCACCACGACCGATCCGGAGACCTCCCGGAGGATGGTCATCGGTGCCTTCCAGAACGCCATGAGGTCGGCACGGGACGAGTCGGATGCCGAGGAGATGGCGAATGCCCTCGGAACCGCATCCTTCGGGAAGGCCGCCATCCGGGACAACGTCGCCCTCTACGCCCGCATCCTGACCATCAAGGACGAGAGGATCCGGGAGATCGAGGCAGAGGAGATCAAGAAGGACCGGGTGTTCCGCCAGCAGGTCACCAAGGGTGTCCGGGACATCTACGGGATGGGCCTCGCGGACGAGGTCTCCGCCCAGATCCTCGCGGGCAACGACGACCAGGCACAGGTCATCCTCGAGAAGAAGATCGACGAGTGGCGGACCAAGAACCCTGACCTCGACCCGACCATCGCCAACATGGTCCGCTTCGAGGTGCAGAAGGACCTGTCGGGCATGACGTCCGCCGTGGGCACCCAGCGCAACGCCATGAACGCCCGCCTGTTCGAGCAGGGGTTCGACCTGGTGGACGACGGCATCCTCAGCTCCGCAGACTCCCTGCGTGGATGGATGCAGGACCGTGGGCTGACCATCGACCAGCAGATGAACCTCAAGCGGTACTTCGACGCCAACGTCGGGGTGGTCCGCACGGCTGCATCGACCTATGCCTCCCAGAAGGGCAAGGAGATCCAGCAGCGGATCCTGACCGGCATGGCCTCCGGAGGGATGCTCCCGGTCAACCCCCAGACGATGCAGCCCATGATCGGGCCCGAGCAGCTCGACCAGGCGCAGACCCTCGAGGAGTCGTGGCGTGACGGGGCCTTCAAGGAGGTCCAGCGGTTCGTCCGCGGGGAAGCCAAGGACCCTGCCTCGGGGATGACCTACGAGCAGATCAAGCGGGAGAGCGGCACCGAGGCTGCCAACCGCAGCATCAGCGGGGTCCTCGACTCCTACTACGACTCCCGGATCAAGTCCTACAACGAGGTCCAACGGGCCAACAAGGCTGCGGCGGATGCAGGGGTCAAGGTCGGCAAGGCGGAACCCACGCCGACTCAGGCGTTCACGCAGGACCAGGCGCTCCTCGTCAAGGGATCCGTGGACACCCTGGCACAGTCCTTCGAGTCCATCCCCATGAACGTGGGGCAGCAGGAGGAAGCGGTCAAGGTCGGGCTCGACCAGGAGATCACCGACATCTATGAGATCGGTCGGAACTTCAGCGTGGTCCCGCAGACCTTCCGCGGACGTGCCACGGTTGACGAGAGGCTCCTCGCCAAGAGGCTGTCGGAGCAGTTCAAGGTGGCCTCCACGCAGGGTGTCGCCAAGGCAGTCCGCATGGGCTTCCTCCTCAACGACAGCATCGAGTTCACCCCTGACTCCGTCCTCCAGCAGTACGGTCGGGTGCGTCGATCCCTGCTCTCCGGGCTCTCCCCGAAGGAAATCCTCGCCAACGAAACCTATGAGGGTCTCCCGGTCTTCGGGACCGTCCTCCCTGCCCGTGGGCAGGCCCTCGAGTTCTCCTTCTCCGTGCCTTGCTTCCGGAACAGGTCCGAGATGGCAAGCGCCGACACCGTCAACAAGGTCATGGATGCCCTCGGGCTCCCCCAGGACCGGGGCCTGCGCGAGGCTTGGGTGGCCCGTCAGGCGACCCTCCTCCGACTCTCCGAGACCGTCCAGCGAATGAACACCGGCGGACGTCTCTGAACGAACCACACACATGCAAGACAACCAGGAATCCGGGCACTTTTCCCAGGAGGAGCTCGATGCCATCGTCAGCGGTGGCGTCACCCCCAAGCTCCCCACGGACTTCGGTACGCCTCCGCAGGAGGAGCCCGAGCAACCCATCTGGGACACCGCCGATGCCGTCATGGCCGTTCCCCGTGGTGTCGTCGGGTTCGGCAAGAGCGTCTGGAACCTGGCCGACTGGGCATCCTTCGACCTGCTCCCCGACTGGCACACGAACCCACTCGGGACCTCAAAGTCAACCGTGGGTGGCTTCGTCGAGGGCATCTCCCAGATTGCCGCAGGCTTCGGCGCGGGTGGCCTTGCCCTCAAGGCTGCCACCAAGATCCCCGGTGCGGTCGGTGCTGCCTCGGCGTGGCTGAGTGGAGCGGGTGGAGGCGCTGCCGGGGTGGTCCGTGGCGGTCTCACCAAGGGTGCCATCGCTGACTTCATCTCGTTCGAGGGCAACGCAGGACGCCTCTCCGACCTCCTCGTCGAGACCGACAACCCGGCCCTGAACAACGCGGTCACCCAGTACCTCGCCACCGACATGGAGGACGGGGAACTCGAGGGTCGCCTCAAGAACGCCCTCGAAGGCGCTGTCCTCGGCGTGGCCCTCGAAGGCGTCATCGCCGGCATCAAGGGTTCCGCCAAGGCGGTCAAGACCTACCGGGCGGCCAAGGCTGCCGGGGCATCCGAAGAGGCTGCGGTCAAGCAGGCGCTCGACGTCTCCGGTGATGACCTGAGGAGCGGACAGGAGCTCCTGGAGAAGGCTGAGTTCGAGGATGTCTCTCCGACCAGACCGGAGCAGGCGGTTGATGCCGGAACCGAGATGGAGTCCGCATTCAAGGTCGAGGAGCCTCCGGTCCGCACGTTCGAGAAGTCGGACTACGAGATCAATCGTGGCAGCGGTGCCATCATCGACCGGATCAACCGAGAGGCAAGCCAGGGACGCCTCGACCGTGCCGACGCCAACTTCATGGTTGGGCTGGTGAGCCGGCTTGGAGATGACGTGTTCAAAAGGTTCGGGGTTCGCTTCCGAAACCTCGGGGACACCACCCAGGGCACGTTCAACTTCCTCACCGACATCATCACGGTCAGCACCCAGGCAACGGACAAGACCCGAACCTTCGTCCATGAGGTCTGGCATTCCATGACCGGACGCCTCGACGAGAAGATGCTCGTCGCGGTCAACAAGGACTTCCAGAAGGCCCTACGGAAGTTCGAGGTCGATCACGGCCTGAAGAAGGGAAGCCTGAAGGACGGTCTCGACTCGGCAGCCAGGAAGGTCATCAAGGAGAAGAACCTCGAGAAGTCAGAGTGGTATCGACTCACCGACCTCGACGAGTGGGTTGCCGAGAACATGACGGACGCGACATTCGCACGTCTGGACCTCGAAGAGGACACGAAGTCCGTGTTCGGCTTCCTCCGCTACTTCGTCTCCAACTTCCTGACCGAGTTCAAGGCCAAGTTCGGCGGCGACAAGTACAACAAGCTGGCAAAGGACTGGCTCGACAAGCGGTACGCCAAGGCTCCCGAGGTCGCCCAGGGCCTTGATCGGTCCTTCGACAGGCGGCTTGGGTACATGCGGGATGCCGAGGCCAGAGACGTCGGAGGCCCCAACTTCGGCCTCGACGATGCCCGTGGCCTGTCCGCACCAGCAGCATCCTCAGCCGCCGTCAGGCAACTCGAGGACCTCATCAACACCGGGGCAGGCGTGGATGCGGTCGCTGCCAAGATCGAGGAACTCCGGGAAGCCGGTGTCATCAACCTCCGCCCGGTCACCAAGGACGGATCTCCGGGTTCCTACGCGGAAGCCCTCATCGCCATCAATCAGGCCGAGGGCAACCTGGACTCGTTCGGGCCGGCATCCCCAAAGGGTTCCAACAAGCTGGCGCAGCAGCAGGCTGCGGCCAACGTAAAGGCAGCCCTCGACAGCGGCGGACTGAACGCCGCCGAGATCAACAAGGTGGTGGTCGATGGAGTGGCATCTGCCGCCGAGCTGAACCGGAGGCTTCCGTTCCTCCTCGGCCTTGAGTCGGCCATGCGCTACCAGGCGTTGCAGGCTCTCCGCTCGGGCAGGGCCGACACCGACCAAGTGATGCAGGCGTTCACATTGGTCGCCGGGGCATCACGAACGGTGAAGTCCTACCTCGGCAAGAACCTTCAGATGATTCAGGCGTTCGGCAACTGGGAGGGCATCATGCGCTCCTACAACGAGCTGAACCCGAGCCAGCAGGCTGCCCTCCAGGAGCGGTTCGCGGATGTCCTCCAGCTCCTCGTCTTGGATCCGAAGACCGGGCGTGATGCTGCCCGCGTTCTCACCGAAAAGGTCGTTTCCAAGAGTTTCAGGATCGGTGCAGAAGCGTTCCGCAACTCCATCCTGAGCGGAGCAAAGACCATCTTCGTGAACATGTGGTCAGCCGCAGAGGCCCTCATGCTGCCTCTTGAAAGAAGCACCGGACGCCTCCTTGCAGGGCAGGGGACGCAGGCAGCCAAGGAACTCTCGACGATCACCCGATACTGGGCTGAATCCGGAGATGCCCTCACGGCCCTGTGGCTGTCCGTAAAGGAAAAGGGAGATTCCATCACCCTCGGTCGCGGCAACACCCAGTTCGGTGAGTTCCAGCCGCAGCGGGCCATCTCGAGCAAGAACTTCGCACGGCTGAACGCCTTCGACCCTGCCACGGGAGGCTCCGCTAGGACCATCGCAGGTCTCGCCGTGGACTTCGTCGGGCAGGTCGTCGGTCTCCCCATGCGGTTCATGGGTTCCTCCGACGAGTTCTTCACGACGCTCATGGCACGGGCTGAGTCGGACGTCGTCCTCCGCCGCATCGTCGCGCAGGACCGCAAGCTCCCCATGACCTCCGTTCAGGTGTCCACGGAGGTTGAGCGTCTGAAGAAGCTTCTCTTCGTGGACGGTCAGCTCTACACCCGCAGGACCACCCTCGAGCGTGGCATGAGGCTGGCTCGGGACAAGTACCTCCCCGCTGCGTTCCGCGAGACCCTCGAGGAGTCCGTGGCAGCCGCCAAGGGCCTCGATGCCAAGGATCCCGCCGTGCAGGCCGAGGTGTCCCGGCTCTACTCGCAGGCCGTCGAGGGTGGCAAGGTCAAGGCCGTGGGCGACCTCCGCAAGTCCAAGGACTCCGAGGTGCTCCTCAAGAGCCTCGATGCCGCCGGCAGGAAGTCACGGGCCAACCCGATGTTCATCCCGGAGGTCCAGCGGTTCGTGGACCAGAACTGGGATGCCTACGTCGATGAGGACTTCATGGGGGCCGGCCTCGGGGCCAACCTACAGGGACAGACCGGGCAGGACTACAAGATCCTCCAGAAGGCGTCGTCTGAGATCGAGCGTCGTGTCCGCGAGGCAACCTGGAAGCGCGAGTACGACGACATGGCCGAGTCATCGGTCTACGGCACCCGCCTCGTCGGCAACATCGGCAAGGCAACCGCAAGTGCCGTCAGCCACGTCCCGGCCCTCCAGCTGGTGGTGCCGTTCATCCGCACCCCAACGAACCTCCTGGCGTTCGTCACCGACCGAAACCCGGTTGGCCGCATGTACGACTGGGTGCAGGCTGCCCGTGCCGGGGACAAGGAGGCCGTTGCCGAGGCGACCGGAAGGCTTGCCACGGGCACCCTCCTCTACACCACGGGAATCGCCCTTGCCGCCAACGGGATGGTCACGGGCAGGGGTCCCAAGGATCCCGAGCTCCGGAAGCAGCTCCTCGCCTCCGGGTGGATGCCGTACTCCTTCCGCTTCGGGGACACCTACGTCTCCTACGGCAGGAACGACCCCATCGCCACCTTCCTCGGGCTGGTCGCGGACACCTTCGAGATCGCCTCGAACACCTACGACCCGTCCCCGGAGGACCAGGATGCCGTCATGCAGATCGCCACGGCGGTCATCGGCTCGGTGGCGAACAACGTCACCAACAAGAGCTACCTCCGGGGCATCGTGACCACCCTCGGTGCCCTCACGGGCGACGAGAACGACTTCAAGAGGCTCCAGCGCCAGTACGCGGGTGCCATCGTCCCCAACGTCTTTGCCCAGGCAGAGACCTACGGCATGGACCCCGATGTCCGCGAGGTCCGCTCCATGATGGATGCCATCCGTGCGCGACTCCCCGGCTACGGGGATTCCGTGGACAAGGTCCGCAATGCCCTCGGGGAACCCCTCAAGGGCAACGAAGGGTGGGGCAGCATGTTCCTCCCCGGGACCGCCTCGAGCCGCACCAAGGATCCCGTGAAGCGTGAGCTGGCGGACAGCCTCATCTCGGTCGGGGCTCCCCGGAGCACCCTGCCGGGAGGCATCGACCTCCGTGCCATCAAGCTCAAGAACGGGCAGTCCGCCTACGACCGCCTCCAGGAGCTCACGGGCCAGATGCGGATCAACGGCAAGTCGGTCAAGGACCAGCTCTCCTCCCTGATCCAGAGCCCCTTCTACCGGCAGCTCCCGCAGATGGGACAGGACAACCTCGATTCACCCCGCGTGTCCCTCGTCCGTGGATACGTCTCCAACTACCGCAGGGCTGCCATGCAGCAGCTCATGCAGGAATCCCCTGAACTCGCCAGGGCCGTGGCTCACAGCCGCGAGGTCAAGGCTTCCATGCTCCGCTGAGAACCACAACAATGCCATACGCAAGCGTCACCTACACGGCCACCAACGGCCAGACCGTGTTCGGTCCCGTCACGTTCCCCGGCGGGGCCGCACTCCAGTCCTCGCACATCAAGGTCTACCTCAACGGGAGCCTGGTGACGAAAGCAACCGTCTCGGGGAGCCTCAGCGCACCCTCGGTGACCTTGGAATCCGGGGCAGCCGCAGGGGACAACGTCCGGATCGAGCGGCAGACCCCGACCACGGCGGCAACGCGCCTCGTTGACTTCGAGGATGGAGACGTCCTCACGGCATCCGACCTCGACACGGCGATGCTCAACAACCTCTACGTCGCCCAGGAGGCCAACGACGTGGGTGCCAACGGTCTGCCCCTGGACCCCGTGAACAACGTGTGGAACGCAGGAGGACGAAAGATCGTCGGTGGGGTGAACCCAAGCGCATCCACGGACTTCGCAACCAAGGGATACGTCGATTCGGTGGCATTCGGGCCGTCCTCGGGGACCGTGACCAGCGTGGGCCTGACGATGCCCAGCATCTTCACCGTAAGCAACTCACCGATCCTCAGCTCCGGTGACCTCAACGTCGGGTTCTCCAAGTTCGACCAGAACAAGGTGCTTGCCGCACCGTCGAACGGAGCCGGCATCCCCGACTTCCGTGTCCTCGCCGCTGCCGACATCCCGAACCTGACCGCGTCCAAGATCACGGACTTCACCACGGCTGTCCGCACGAACCGCCTCGACCAGATGGCGACCCCGACTGGTTCCGTGGGCATGGGCAGCCAGCTCGTCACGTCGGTCGCAACCCCGGTCAATGTCTCCGATGCAGCCACCAAGGGCTACGTCGATTCCAAGGGTTTCATGGATTGGAACATCAACCCAATCACGGCCACGGTCGTCTCGACCTCCACGGTGCAGGTTGAGTGCCGCCTGTCCAACTCGGTCAACTCGCGCCTCAACGTCGTCACCTACAAGAGTGCGACAAACGCATTCGCCGAGAACAGCGGGCAGAACTTCTTCCGGATCAACAACAACACCTCCAACCCCATCAAGATCCTGCTCATGTACAGCCGGTCGAGGTGGGGCCTCACGGGAGTATCAAACGTCCCGAGCCCGGACGATGTCCTCAACCCGTGGGGCTTCCTGGTCCTGAACCCCAATGACGACGAATACAACCCGGGAACCGGAGTCGGCGGCGAGATCACCATCGCCGCCAACAGCTTCTATTACTTCAAGTACACGGGTGCGTCCGGTGCAGGCTGGGGCAACGAACCGAACTTCACGGACTCCGGGACAGGCACCGCCGGGACGCAGGCCTCCTGGCGCATGTGGTTCCTCCGGTTGAGCTGACCATGACCCAGCAGCACCACGACGAGCTGTTCCTCGCCATCGGTCGTCTCGAGGGCAAGGTCGATTCCCTGCTCTCCATGCAGGGCCACCAGCAGGAGCAGATCAAGGACCACGACAACCGCCTGCGGGACCTCGAACACGCCCGCTCGTTCATCATCGGGGGAGCCGGGGCAGTCTCGGCTGCCGTGTCCCTCCTCATCCACCTCTTCTCAAAGTAACCACATGCAGACCGTCACCCTCGTCAACCAGGCCGCTGGATCGGCCATCACCGGAACCGCGACCGCCTACCGCCCCGTCGTTGGCTACACCAGCGTCTTCGTCGCGGAGGTCAAGGCGACCGCTACGGCTACCCCGACCACCTCGGGCACCGTTGCCCTCCAGGGCTCCCTCGACGGCGTGGACTGGGTCACCATCGACTCTTTCCTCGTCTCCGCGATGACCCTCCCTGTCGGGGTCACCCCTGACTGGACATCGAACGGCGGCTACCGCACCTACGTCAAGGTCGTCCAGGGCTTCCCGCTGATGCGCGTCTGCACCTCGGCGGCCATCGGCAGCAACCACACCCTGATCGCCTACGTCGCCAATGGCTGACAAACAGGTCCTCAAGGACCTCCACTCCCTCCTCTGCGGGGAACTGGTGCGCCGGATCCAGTCCGGTGAGGCCACCCCGGCTGACCTCAACGTCGCCCGCCAGATGCTCAAGGACAACTGCATCGACCAGGCGGCACTCGAGGGAACCCCCATGCTGCGGCTGGCGCAGAACCTCCCCTTCGACACAGAGGTCGAGCGCAAGTTCGGGACCTGACGCTTGCAGGACAACCTTGACCCGAGGCTGAAGGACTTCCGCAACGTCCTCTACCTCACCTGGAACGCCATCGGGCTCCCCGAGCCCACCAAGGTCCAGTACGAGATGGCCGACTGGGTCCAGAACGGGCCACGGAGGCAGGTTCTCATGGCCTTCCGAGGGGTGGGCAAGAGCTGGATCACGTCCGCCTTCGTGATGCACCAGCTCATGCTGGACCCCTCGAAGCAGTTCCTCGTCGTGTCGGCATCCAAGCAGAGGGCGGACGAGTTCACCAACTTCTGCAAGAAGCTCATGGCGGCGGTGCCCCTGTTCCACCACCTGGCACCGAGGGATGCCCAGAGGAACTCCTCCATCGCCTTCGACGTGGCACCGGCTCCACCGAGCCACGCCCCGAGCGTCAAGAGCCTCGGC